CTGAGAGATTTATCTTTGATGGTCAGGGTAATTACAAAACCAGCATGCTGCTTCAATGGGTTGAAAGGTTGTGGGAAACTAAAAGACAGCAAATTCAAGACCCTAATCTTAAGATGATGAAATGAATTTCATAGAAGCATTTAAAGAGGGTCAGCAAGGAAATAACAAGGGTTTACCAACAGGTCTTATTCCATTAGACAGGGCAATAGATGGTGTTCAAAAGAAAGCTATATATGGTGTAGCTGCAGGTCCAAAGGTTGGTAAATCTACACTCGTAGATTTTGCATTTGTTATTCATCCTATACTTTATTGCTTAGAACATAAGTTACCAATCCACATTATTTATTTTTCTTACGAGATTGACAGAGTCAAGAAAGAATTTGACTTTGCATCATTCTTCTTCTACCATGATTATCAGATTGATACTATTGAGCATAATGGAATAGAATACCCTATGTCTGCAAGATATTTATTGGGTAAGCTACAAGATGCTCAAGGTGAAATTATTCCTGTATCTAAAGACCATCAGCAAAAGTTATCTATAATCTATAAAACAAGAATTATTCCTCTCTTTGGTGAATATGACATTAAAGGTCATAAGGTAACAGAAGGTGTAATTCAGTTTTTAGAAGATAGAGATAATCCTACTGGTATGAGAAATACTATTCTTGCTTATGCTAAACTGAATGGTGAGTTTCAATTCCAGGAATATGAAACAACAGAAGATGGAAAGAAAGTAAAGAAACAAAGATTGATAGGTTATGTACCTAAAGACAAGGACAAGAGAACTATAATTATTACAGACCATATTCGTAAGCTTAAAAGAGAAAGAGGTTACTCTATGAAAGAGAACATGGACAAATGGATAGAATATACAGTAGAACTGCGTAATTTCTGTCATTTTACATTTGTACACATTGTGCATCTTAATAGGTCTATCTCTAACATAGAAAGACTTAAGTTTAATGGTGAGTATATTTATCCTACTGGTGAAGATGTAAAAGATTCAGGTAATCTATCAGAAGAATGTGATTATCTTCTTACACTCTTCAATCCTACTGATGAGAAATATGGATTAACTACACATTTTGGATATGTTCTTGAGGAATATCCTAATTATAGGTCTATCCATTTAGTAGAATCTCGTGATACAGAATGCCCACAACATTTAGCAGTACAAATGAAAGGTAATGTAAAACAATTTAAAACTATTTAAAAATGGCACCAAAAGGTTATTATCGAAATTTAATTTCTGATTCTAATATCAGAATAGCATTTACTCATACACCTATTTATGGGTGTACAGTAGTAGATTCTTCTAAAGTAATGAGTGAACTTGAACAATCTCAAGATGAGTATGCACCATATTATCTTGATGGATTGAAAAGAGGTCTGATGATTACTATTGTAGAAAATCAAAACTCAAATGGTTATTTAAGACCAGGGGAATTATATTTTAAATCTTAAAAACAAAGCAATGGCAAAAATTATGGTAATTGCAGAAAGTGGTTTTGGTAAATCAACTGCTATCTGTCCAAGTGAAGAACTTGGAATTAAGGGTTTAGACCCTAATACTACTTTTGTAGTAAATGTTAGTTCTAAAGATTTACCTGCAAGAGGTTGGAAAAAGCTATATAAGCATATTCAAGGTAAAGACCTCAGTTCAGGTAATTATGTAGAAACTAACAATGGTTTGGATATAGCTGGTCTTATCTCTATCCTTAATGAGAAGAAACCTGAAGTTAATACGCTAATCATTGATGATTTTCAGTACATTATGGCTGATTATTACATGGATAAAGCTAAAACTGCAGGTTTTGACAAGTTTCAAGACATCGGTTATTTTACAGGTCAAATATTCAAAGCTATTCAAAAGTTTAAAGGTCATGTTATTGTACTTACACATCCTGAAGAAGTTCAAGGTAATTTTGGTACTACATACAAGGCTAAAACTGCTGGTAAAATGATTGACCAGTACATCACAATGGAGGGTAAATTTGACATAGTACTATATGGTGCTCAAGATTATGATTCTAAATCAAAAAAAGCTATAAAGCAATTTGTAACTAATTATGATGGTAGATATCCTGCTAAATCTGCACCTGGTATGTTACCTGCCTTAATGGTAAATGATTTGGGATTAGTTGTTGAACTCGTAAACAAATATTATGAAGGAGAGTAAAAGAAGACCAAGAGTCAAAATTGAAAAGAAACAATATACATTAGTGTATAGTGTACAACCAAGTAAACAATAATTTTTTAACTATTTTAATTTTTTAAACAATGCAAATCAAAATTTCAGAAATCCTCAATGACCTTACTAATGGTCAAACAAGACAGCAGATTAAAGAAAAGTACAACTTGAGTACTGCACAACTTAAATCTGTATTTGCTCATCCACTTCTCAAAGGTAGAAAGACTAAGAAAGTAGAACAGCCTATTGACTTAGTAGATGACATCAGCTTACAAGATACAAGACCTGCTTATGCAATAGTAGAACCACAACCTGTTGCAGAAACAATCAGCCCTGCATTAGTAAATGATGCAATTGATGACGAAGACCCTTTTAACTAAATGAAGGGAGGTAACTCCTCCCTTTTATTTTTATTCTTTAATTCTATAAAAACATAATTATGTACGGTTATAATAATGATGAGAAATCATCAGGTTCAGCAAGTTTTGGTCTTAATCAAGGAGTATTCATGACTAAGTTTGAGTTTAATCCTAATGGTGGTAAAGATGGAGCAGCTCAGGATTGCTTAGATATCACATTTGAATTTCCAGGTGGTGCTGTAAGAAATTACAGACAATTTCCTGTAACTCAAGCAGTTGATAAAGATGGTAACAAGGTTACTAATCCTAAAAGCAAAGAGATGATTGCTGCATTCAATGAATTTAATTCAAAGATTACTCAAATCATGAAATGTTATGTTACTGAAGAAGTTCTTAAAAGAGAACTTACAGCAGCTAATAATTTCAAATCTTTTTGTCAGATTTTAAGCAATACTTTGCCTAAAGAATTTGCTGAAATTTCAATTGATGTGTTCTGTCAGTATCAATGGCAACCTAAAACTGATGGTGAAACTAAGTATTTGGAAATACCTAAGAATGTAAAGCAAGGTAAAGTATTTGCTGCAGCTGAAGAAGGTAATTTCAAACCAGTTCACATCAATAAGGAAGCAGGTATTGTTACTTACAATGGTAATGAATATCCTTTAACAGTTACTGGTAAGAGTGCAAGTTTCACTATTGGTGAAAAGACATTCAACATTGGTTCTGATAAAGGTTTGATTTACATTGCTAAAGTAGGTGATGAAATCAAAACTCATAGTATTACAAGAACTGCATGGTTTATGGATTCTAATTGGGCAAAAACAACAAATGAAGATGCTCCAATTCAATCTTCTTGGGATTAATTAACCATAAAATCTTAATACTATGTATGGCTATCATGAACAACTCACAATAGAAGAAGTATTTTTGAAAGTAAATCAAAAAGAAATCTTTACTCATGTTTTTGGTAAATTTCAAGTAGGAGAGTACTTAGTATCTCCATTTAGAAATGATGATAGTCCAGGATGTTGGATTCAATGGCACAATGGAAAGTTATACTTTACTGATTTTGGTTCATATCATGCTAATTTAGACATGATTGGCATTATTCAGCTAAAGTATAATTTTTCATTTAAAGAAGCCTTAGACTTTGTTGCTAATTTTAAATGTGATGAGGAACCTGAATATATACAGCAGGCAATTACAGTATCAAAATCCAATTCTTTATGTTTGGAATTTTGTCCTAAGCTATTTGATGATTATCATAAAACATATTGGTCACAATATGAGATAACATCTAAACAACTAATTCAAGATAACATATTTGCAACCAAATGGTATAAAGTTAATGAGCATTATTTTTTTCCTAATGCAGCAGATACTACTTATACAATATCATTTGTTACTGATGCTAAAATCAAAATTTGTAATCCTAAATATTCCAAAAAAGGTAAATGGGTTACAAATGCAAATCAAAATGTTATTGGTGGAACATCACAATTACCATTTTTAGGTGAAACTCTCTATATCACTAAGTCTTATAAGGATTGGAGAGTACTCAAAAACATAGGAATAGAATCTGTTATATATTTTCAGAATGAGGGTATGTTACCTGATATGAACATACTTAGTATTTATTTAAATGCATTTACAGATGTCATTATCTTATTTGATAATGATGAGCCTGGCATTAATGCATCTATAAAAGTTCAACAATATATTAATAGTGAATATTCCAACAAAGCATCCTATTTAATACTTCCTACTAAGGAAAAAGACCCTGCTGATATTATTAAAGCAGGTAATAAATCACAATTAACTAATTTTTTAAATTTAAAGTAATGAGAAAAGTAAAAGTATATTCGACAGCTTTTGGTTTAAAAGCTATCAACTCTGCAGCAACAACTTGGGGTGAACTTCAAGATGATTTAACTACTAATAATGTTACATTTGGTAGTATGAATGCTGTAGAAAATGTAGGTAATACTACACTTGTATTGAAAGAAGCAAGATTACCTGAAGGTGAATTTGTACTTATGTTAACTCCTCAGAAGACTAAGTCTGGTTCTGATTATAAATTAGTCAGAAATGCTGTTGTAGAAATTATTACTAAACATGGTGTTCCTGCAAAGGAACACTTTAATCAAGGAGGTAGAAACTACACTAATAAAAGTACAGCAGAGCTTTTGGGATTAATTACATTGTGGAATGAAAAGCATCCTAAATCTGCTACACCTGTTGTAAAAGTTGAAGGAGTTGTTACTCCTAAACTTGAAGTAACTTCTACAACTCCTAAAGTTGAAGCAACTACTTCTACAAAAGTAACAGCAAAGAAAATGAGTTTTGTAGAAGTTTTAAGACTTGTGCTTACTTATGATGAACTATCTGATTATGAAGACTTAGCATCTTATGTTATAGATGCTATTGATGACATAGGAGAAGAAGTATCATCTACAGAAGGGTTGTCAGAAGAAGAGTTATCTTGGATTAACAAGATTAAAAATATGTAGTTGTAGTTGCTTGTTTAGAGAGGGTTGGGAGAAATCTCAATCCTCTTTTTTTTCACTTAAAATCAGAAAACTATGATAAATGTATTTCATTTGTTAAGGATAATAGCTAAAAAACAAGTTAAACATGAAAGTGTAAAGCACATAGAAGAACATATTAGTAAGAGGTTTTATGTAAAAAATGGTGAACTAACTGCATTACAACAAAAGTCACATACATTATTTGCTAAAACATTTCCTTTTTACACATTTTTAAAACAAGCACTTGATATTTTTGGATTAGATTATGACATTAGTTTAAAGTATAAAGTAAAAATATTGCATCATAGACCAGCTGATTATTATCCTACATACAATAAAGCTTGTTATACTGTTACATCTGAGCATCTTGATTCTTCAACTCAATTTATTCCTGAACTACATGTTATAATTCATTTTCCTAAGTTAACATTAACTAATAGAGATAATAAGTATCACACAATCAAGGATTTATTTGTAAAGTTTAGTATTAATATTTATCACAAGGTAGATATACTACAAGGTACAAGAACTACATTTCATCCTATTGAGTATCAAAAGAGATACAGACATTCTCATTTAGGTACAAATCATGGTATAGCATTTACTTCATTTTGTTTAGGTTCTGATGCTCCAATATCATTTACTAAAATATTACTTGAAGAAGAGTTGACTAAATTTAATACAACTTGGACTGATACATTCTTATTCTTTCTAAATCAGATTAAAGCTTATGTAAGTTATGAGTCATTAGAAGGTGGCCCATACATTAAAATTTCTACTTTGACTTCTTCTGATTATACAGTAGAGGATAAGATAGGTGCTTTACAATTAGAAAAAGCTTATAATTTAATATGTGAACGATTTAAT